AGCCCATGTCCGGGAGACGATACTTGACCTGGATTGGCATTCGTGATGTTAGAAATTGATGCTCTTTCGACTAGATTAGGAAGAAGATTAATTTTCTTTTCTGCGTAGGGAGAGTTTTCATTATTTGTGAAAAATTCGACATCCAGAGTTGTCGTTTGGTGCGTATCTAAGAAAAGATCTACGTAACCCAGTTGCGATTGGCGACCTTCTTGCATCCAGGGATTCCAAGCAGCTGATGTGAGATCAAAAGCGATTGAGTTCGCTTTAACAGCTCTAACGGTACCACCGCTCGTATAGGCCTGTGTGACGTTCTCTCCAAGAAGTTCGAATGAGTTCCCTGATTTATTGGCCACAACGAACTCACGGTTGTTTATGTCTGTTGCTCCACCCACATCAGAAATGGTGATGATATCTCCATTAGACAATCCTACGTCTCCAGTCATCGTCACAACACCGGGATTCGCAGTGGTGACATTAACGATGCTAGCTTCAAAAAGCACCTCCGCATCATCACCTCCCTGCTCTAAAACGAATATTTGACCACTACGATCTCCTCCCAAAAAGATCTCCGATCCCTCGTCATATACAAATGATGTAAGTGTATCGTCGGCGAATTGATCGATTGTCTTGTCACCAAAATCCGCAATCGTCGAATCTGATGCAGCTCCCCCATAACCTAATACGTTAAGTGCAACGTCATATTTAGAAAATGCTGAAGATTCTTCATCATAGATAAGAGCAGAATCCGCGTCATCTGATTCAACTCTCGGATAGAGCATCCACATTCGACGATTACCAAAGCTTCTTTTGGAAAATACTTTCGCAAATTCCGCATCATTGATGGTTTGATCGACAAAATCCTCTATTCTTTCATCAAACCTCCGAGTTTCAACCCCATCTGTTGCGGTAAGTCCTCGAATTCCAGCTGAAACCACGTAGCGATCGAATTGCTCACTACTCATTCTAGCATCACAAGCTCTAAAATCATTGATTTTATCCCAGCGAAAGGGAAGAGCTGGATCAGCAGTAGGACGAAGTGTCCATACACTATTGCTGAAATAAACAATTAATACATCTTGAACGAACTCTGCACTAATGATATGATCACCAGTAGGCGCATCAACGAACCCTCCCTTTCCAGCAACGTTATCATCCCATCCATCGACTATAGCAGGCCCCTGCGCTTGACTCCATCGTGCCCGTTGAGGGTAAGTATTAGCACCCTCTACAGTATGAAGAAGAAGAAGACGCTGCCTAAAAGCAAATAGCAATTTACATCCATTAATGAATGGTCCGCCGCTGCCAGCGTTTATCTGTGGACGATAGGAGGTAGTGGTCGTTCCCCCATCATAATACCTGATACCATTGAGTCCAGCTGAGTATTCTTTTCCATTAGTGAAATATATTCTGAATAAAGGTGCTGCCGAAGATGACGCTGTAGATGCCCAATTTGCAGCCCAGATATAATCTGTATCTCCTCCATCCATAATGTCTGATGAGTCTAGAGGATCATATTCTTGGTTCGTTGTGTTATATTTACATGCCCTTTTCGTATCAAACGCCAGAACCTCTTTAACATTCGTACGATCAACATAGCGCTCCAGTCCCATTACCCTGTCTTGAGGAATTAGATATACATCACCCAAGGAGCCCCATGCTGTAAAAAGTTGGGAATCGACATTTTGCAACTCAAATGAAGTGCCACCTACGTTGGCAATCGTGTACTGATTTCCATTGAGCTCTGTTGTTCCTACTACGTTTCTGATTTCTACGATATCACCAGCAGTCAGCCCTGCCGTGCTTGTAACACTCACAACACAGGGATCAGCCAGTGTTACCCCTGTTACTTTCCAATTCGTTTGATCCTGGTGAACAACATCACCCTGCTTGGAGTAACCTTCCCGCTTCTCCACTACACCGTGGTGGATATGAGCATTAACCATTTCACCAAAGGCATCTTGTGGTAAGAGCCATGGCTCCATATCTGTATCCAGACCAGTGCCAAAAGGTGCTATGAGAAATGGTTGATAACTCATGCCGGAAATGCTCCTATGACCATCACAGTGAATGGTTGTTCAATTCTTGTGGCATTTTGATTTGCCTGGCGCAATAAAAAATCATTCACTGTTTTGTCGGAATAATTGATCGTATGTGGATTACCTTGGACATTTTCTATTGTTGCTACCACTCCATAATTAGCATTGGTCACAGCAGCTCCAAATGTCATTGTGTATACTCCACCGGCTAACGCTGCCGTAATATTCCCAGAACTAGCCACGACTGTTCCTGCTGCGTTGACTGTAGCCCAGTGCGTTATGAAATTATTCTCATTATAAGTTGTCGTTCCATCAAAACTTATGGAGTTCGCTTCATAATCGACATCTGTCGCTCCAATTTTCCCATCACTGGTCAATTGAATCTCTTGAGCTGGGTCTTGTGAATCTTGGAAGAAAAGCTCGTTATTTGATCCATCGTCGCGACAATAGAGCATTCCTACGTCATCAATACGAGCCGGGGTATTTGCCCCTCCAATGGTGCTTCTGTCCAGAAGATGAATCACCCATTGGTTGAGAGCATTTGCCTTAACAGCTGTATCATTTTGCTCAATCTCAAGCCAATTTGCCCGAATTACCGTACCGAGCTCTCTGATCTTTTCATTGTTACCAGGTTTGTCTTTATCCCACGCCATTTTGCCTCCTAAAACATTGGCAACGCACGGGAGGATTCGAGGTCAACGTGCGTACGTGTCAAAATGTAGTTAATTTGTTCTTTATAGAGTGCAGTAAGCTCACCGTATCTATCCATTTCACCAAAATCGCTAGCAATACGTCGAGCAGCTCCAAACGCTATGGCCGCGCCCCATTCTTCTTCTAATGGTTTATCATCAGGGAGTGTGAAAGACGTCTTATTAGCTCCTGTGGCCGGCTTTACATAAAGCAATGACCATGCCTTGATACGGAATCTGTAAGCTCGATCAGGAATGGGAAAGAATTTAAATTCGTTATCAAACATCAAAACAGCAACAGGCGTTCCTGCCGTATACTGAATGAAGCTTGCTTGAATTACCTGTCCGTTAGCTGGTGCGGCATTAAATGTGACGGATATAGCGCCAGTAGTGTAATTTACCGTCCCAGATCCGCCGGCATTTCCAGTCAAAACACCTGCTCCATCATCTGAAAAGACTTCTACAGTATCATCGACAACTACTGATCCTGCTGAAATTGGTACATTGTTGGTATAGGTATTAGCAAACCCAGTAGTCGCCCCATCACCCGTCCATGTAGAAAAGCGCGATACATTCTCAGGATTCTCACTGAAGAACTTGTCTGGGTCTTGATAAAACTCCAACTCCCGACGGTCTAGAGTAGCCGCCGGGACGAAGTTAGTATAATCAGATGGAAAAGCATAATCTTGAGTGTCTGCCGTCGTGTTAAACTCATGGAGAGTATAATTCCGATTTAACTTGACTTCAGCTGGGAACTCGAACTGAAAATACTTATTTATGTAATCATCCAGTTGCTGATTACTCAACTCAGCGACTGAGAGTCTACCGCTAAGCTGTCTAGTTTTGGTTCGTATTTCAGATAGATTCCACTCTGCCATCGGTCATCCTATTATTATTCGAATATTTGTCGGCACTGAAAACGCGACTTATATCCCTCTAGTTTCTTCTGCATTACGCCTCTTCCATCCGGTTGATAACCCCAAATTGGAACCTGGCGTGATTCGAGATGCTGGATAACCTCTCGTGGATAAGTGTATTTACCACCATGGAGCATTGTGTATGTTTCCGTTTTGTTCGTCGATCCAAACGAGAACTTCACGGGTACACCTGGCTCCTCGAGGTTGAAAAACTCAAAAGTTATCGGTTCTTTGAGCCATTCCCTCTGGCGATCTTTTTTGTCCTTTTGGACATTTGGTGCTTCTTTTGTAGTCATTATTACTCCATGTGTAATAAAGGGCCTGGAATTTATCCAGACCCCTTTTTGATTAAGTTACCGATTCCTTGCCTCGGCAAACCATAACCATGACAGCGCTGTTAGCACCGACCGGAGTCGTTCCAACAGTGATGCCACGACGTGCAAGGTTCTCAATAGGAATAGCTACCCCATCAGTATCGCTTACACGAGTTACCTTACCACCGCTGACATATGCGCTAGACGAAAGTGTGCTTTCATTTAACGTAATGGTCGTTGCGGTGATAGAGGCAATTGTATAGTCAGCATTCAGGCTCGTTGCCGAACCATCATCAGCTACATTCTCCACCTTGATTGTGTCACCAGCGGCAAAGCCATAAAGGGCTGTGTCGTCAACAGTGATTACACCAGGGTTAGCGACTGTAAATCCACTAATAGAAGCTGCATAGTTAGAACTTTCAGATAGAGGCGTAAAGCCGTTTGTCGTTGCATACGTTCCTGCGTCAACATCAAGAACAGCAGCGTCAGCCATCTGATCGTTCCAATACCATGAACCACCATTTGTGGTATCTACAGTTGTGACTTCTGCCACTTCAAATCCTACATCCTGATCCCTAGCTACAGCAGAAGCTGCGTTGGTCCAGGTAAACGTTCTTACTTGTGCCATTTTTCAACCTCCTTCTTAGCTATGAGTTGCTTGTAGATTCAACATGAACGCATCATTCAAGATACGGCTAACGAATGGGTGTTGCCAACCAACGGTGCCTCTCTGATGCAATGGATCGGCAGAACCGGCAGAACCAAGAGGTTCCACATAGAACTCCCCACTCTCGGAGCCAAGATGCACTACAGCGTAGGCCTCTTTACCGATGATGAAGTTGTCATACACAGCTGGACTTGCAGCTGATACGCTTCCAACTGATGTGTAAAGCCAGCGAATGTTACCCGTTGTTCCCCATTCTGCTTCTAGAACAGATTGTTGGTTCGGATATTGTGAGCTGTGCACAAAGTTCGATACAGCTTCTAGGTCATCTAGAAGAGCAGTATCAATATATGCCCAGAATGCTGGTCTTACCGGGGCTGTACCGAAGGCATCACGGCCAACTACCACTTCGCTGATCATCTCGGCGTCGTTTCCGAGCAAAGTGAATACAGCGGAATCGAGGTCAGCTTTTGTTAGCTCCGTTGGAGTGTTTCCGTTAACACCATTCGAGCAAGCTACAGTCGAAGCTGTGGATGCAAGCACGTCTCGTGTTACTTCATCAATTGTTTGACCAAGGTTTTGTGCCAAAAGACGTGCTGCCTCATTGAGGACGCGGTCTTCGACTGTGAGTTCTACTTGGTTCGTGATGGTCACGAAGTTACCGTAGAAATCAACGCGAGCCTTGATGTCAGTAGCAGAAAGAGCAGCTCCAGGAGGAGTTACGCCATCTACTAGCGGGACAGGAACAGTATTCATTCTGGCATAGCGCCGGAATACAATCGTGTCACCTTCCTTTTCGGGTAGAACGCGCTTCTGCGCGAACTTTGTGTGGATCAGTTGCGGGTATGCCGTCATGAGCAAAAGACGATCATAGTATTCCCGTACTGCTGGCGGCAATGCTGCTACATCTGTAATAGCCATATTTGCTTTCCTTTAGTTCAGGGTTTAAAAATGACCCAGATTTTTATTCGCAAACTTCCTAAAGTCCTCATCCGACATGTTCTTGATATTACTCACTGCCGACTGAGGTGACGTACTGCCAACAGCTGACAAATTCCCGGCTCTCTGGCCATTGTCAATGATTCGCTGTGCTTCAGTAGACTTTTTAGCCTCATGTGTAGCTCCTCTATAAGAGTCACTATTTTTCGCTAAGTAATATGCTAGTTCATAACGGTTGGGATCGTTCTGAAGAGTGTTTTTTAATGCTGGGTTCTTCTGGACTACTTCGGGGAGATACTTTGTAACAACCTCGTTATAGTCACTATACTTCTGTTGAACACGTAGCTCTTCAACACTGGTCTGATAGTTCTGTTGGATTCTATCCATGAATCTCTTGGCTTCTCCAACAGTCAAAACATCGTCATCAGACAAACCATTCATCTCATCTTGCTGTGGAGCAGCTTGCTGAGTAGTTTGATTTGCCTGCATCAGAGATACATGATCTTGAAGCATTTTCATTTGCTCTTGAAGCTGTTGACGTTCTCGCCTCTCTGCTTGTAAAGCCGTAACCGGAACCATTTCCGGTGTGTGCTCAGCTTGAGGCTGTTCCTGTACAACTGCTTCCGGTTCGGCGGCAACCGCAACTGTCTCGCCCGTTTCTGCTACTGGATTTTCCATGTGTAGTTTTCCTTTACGCCCTTAAGATGGCGGCTCTATATTGTGTTGTAAGCATACGCACCGGCAATATCACGACGCCCCCTCTGGACTGTTGGTGTATCCACTAGGCCCAAATGTGGTGCAAGTCGCTCTTCGTCGATAGGCATGTCATGTACGTTAATTTTATGATCTACGATGTCCCCGTCTTTCACCTCTAGGATGATCGTGCCAAGCAATGGCTTCGGGCGCTTGTCATAATCCTTGATCAAACGAATCAGGACGTACTCTCCTGTATCCATTCTCACTTTGGCCGGTCTGTGGTGAATGACAATCCAGTAATGACCTTTAGGTCTGCGATTCAGAATGTCTTGGACAGCCTGATCATCAGCCTTCATCATTTCCTGTGTTGTCTCTCCTAACTCTTGTACCATTACTAACCTTTATGAATTAGTACTTATATTCATGTGCTTTCTCTGGATAGCCTTTGCGCTCCATCTTGGACCTTTGCATACGGCCCATATCAAATTTCTGGGCATCCGCTTTAATAGCAGATGTATTGCCATGATTCTTCATGACCTTCCCTGCTTTAGCGCCCATCATTTTTTTATAGTCCTTCATCTAGGACCTCCTGTTGGGTTTGGTTAAGTGCCCCTGATTGCGGACTTCCCGCAACGGCGGCAGAAATCGTGACATCATCAGCCTTAATTTGCTCTTCTTCGAGTCTATTCTTCTCGCGAAGTAAAGCCGCTAATGCAAGTTCTTCCTTGGCAGTTCTTACATCAATTTCATCAAGTTCTTTAATAGCCCTAGCCTGATCGAGAACAGCCTGCGTTCTATTTTGAATCGCTTCCGATGCTCTTTCATCTTCTAGACCAAGGTTTGCAACTGAACGTGTAAAGCGCTCTTTTGCTCCAGCAACCTGTTGAAGTGATTGAGATTGCGCAAGTTGCATTTGTGCCTGAAGAAGTGCTTGTTGTTGCTGTTCAGCCTGCTGAGCTGCTTGCTGCTGCTGTTTCTGGAACTCTTCCATGTCCTCGTTGTACTCGGACTTACCCTGAATTGGTGCGATCTTGGCAAGGAACCCAGGAGGCATTGGCTCGCCAAGCTGCTTAATATCGACCATTTGACGGAAGAAGACTTGACGCTGCGTATCAGTAAGAAGACCTTCTTGGACAACACAGTCATATTTGGTGAATTCCTTATTTTGGAATTCTGGCGTTGGCTCTTCATTAATGATTCGTTGGACCTTCTCCGGCGTCCATCCTTGAATGAGCTTGAGTGCTAAGCTTGACATGTGCTTCTGAGATACCCTAAGGTTATCAAATACATCCTGAAGATTAGTAATAGCAGCGCCTTGACGGAGCATGGCAAGAATGCCACTTTCATTACCTGATTCCATTTGGCCAAATGCAGCATCATTAACACCGGCAATTTCCTTAATATCGGCATCGAATTGTTGCTGGAGTTGAAACATTGAGGGGGGAATCTGAGCGGGCTGAATCTTTTCAATAGCCCCTGGCGCTGCGTCTTGATTTCTCCAGACAACCTTTCCTTGCGAAGCTTGGAAAAGAGAACGAGGATTTACAACAGCGCCTTCTGTAGCTATCCATCCGGAGTTAATTTGGCTATCGAGCAAATCAATCATTTGTGAGCGACGGCGATTCGCCTCTCGCTGAGGATCCCTCATACAACGAATAAGGGACTGAACTTTCAGCCCCCATTGATCGCTTTCCGGTTCCCAAATTGCTGTATATGGGACGAAGGGATACTCGTCTAGCCCATATGGATTCTCTTCCGTTCGCATCACTTGGTCATTTACGATAATATGCATCTCGATATATCGCTTTTGCCTGGAAGAGAGCTCGAAGTTGGGGTTGATTGCTTTGAGTTGCTGAAAGAGAGCTTTGTCGCCTTCCCAATCGCGATGCTGACCTGTTTCCATATCAACGAGTATGGGCTGGGACTTCCAACGCTGCATATAGAACTCATTGTATGCCATGAGGTCTTGCCCGTTGGGCTGGCGCTGGTAAGGAAGCCACGTAAACTTGTCATCGCGCTCCCATCCAATACGATGTAAAGCATGAACTTCCTCTTCTTGGCCAGGCAAAAGAGACGCTACGATATCAACACCGATATATTTTCGCCTTAGAATATATGAGCAATCTGAAAGGTCAAGCTTTGTAAGGTAGGGGTCTAGGATAAAGCCGTTCCATGGCTCGCGACTAAAGCGTATATCTCCATTGACAGGATCATCCCGATAATCCAACCAAACCGAAGCAAGATTCCAACCCGTTTTAACCGCCCCAGCAAAGCAATCACTAATTGTTTGGTAACCATCACCATAGTTCATCACGTGCATTAAACACTGGGAAAGCTGGTCGGCAGTTTTCTGATCGGAACTTTCAACAGGTGTTACCATAGAAGACAAGCGATGCTGTCTTTGGTAACCCGTGATCATGTTAATTACAGGGCGGATGCGGTTGAAAACGAAGGTATTTCGACCTTCAGCAAACAGAGCTTTCTTTTCGTTCTCATCCCACTGGTCACCCAGATAGAAGCGCAAATCCCTATCAGCTTCAGGAAAGTACGGATCCCAAGCGGAGTACGCCTCACTGTAGTATTCATCGAAAGCCTGGATAATGCCTAAATCTGTGTTATATACCATCGCATCCCATTCCTGATGACCAATCCTGCGTCCTGATCTAATTGTAAAGCTGCTTTACTGATAAATTTAGTCGTAGTCTACCTGTAATGCTTATTTATTAATACCTGTTTGCATACATCCTCTCAAGATTATTCGCCTCATCTTCTGTCATGTGACTGCGTCTAGTCTTGTTCTGCATCACGCCCATGTACCGAAAACAGTCCGCAAAATGGCTGGACCAATCATGGCATGGCTTATCAGAGAATACATTAAGACGTTCATTATAAGTTCTGTGGTAGTTCTCGAGACACTTAATAAGGAAACTACACTTGTCCTTATCAATCCACAGCTTATGCCACATGCCGCGCGCCATTTCAATGCCCTCATGGATCGAGAGATTTGGCACTACTTCGAAATTCAACCCCAAATCCCGGGCCATTTGTAACCGCGTCTTCGCTCCATGCCCAAGCTCTCTAACCTGTATATCATGAGGAGCACAATGCTTCCCGTATTGCCAAAGCCCATCCGCCGCCTTTTGTTCTACCACTCTTGCATAATGATCAAGGCCCTCACCTTCGTTAGAATATGTGTCAATGATGTGGATCTCCTGACCAACATTTTGAGCGAAGATGATGGCTGTACTATCCGATACCCCTAAATCCCAATACGTATCGACCTTGCAGTATGGATCATACGGCACATTAGTGATACGTTCTTCTTTCTCGGCCTCATTGAGGAGCTTGGCATAAAACGAGCCCTCTATTCCTTGGTCAAAGTTGCAATAATATTCCTGCTGAATGAGATTTTCGCTCATTCCCTCTTGCCGCTCTACCTCCATATCTTCTTCAGTGAGCACGCCAGTATCATTGATAGTCAGCCTCTCGCAAAACCAATCGTCATTATCTTTTGCCATTTGATAAAGATCGTAGGCATGGTTTTTTCCACGGGGCGTAAAGTTAAAAACCGCCCACCCATCATTCTCGCGGAGAATTGGACGTACAAACGCCCACGACTTCGGATCCTGTAGTGAAAACTCCGAGAAGACGCAGCCAATCGGGTTAATACCAACGTTGATAATCTTATCCGTGCCCATTATTTGGATAACAGATCCATTGGCAAGCTCTATTTTCATCTCTACACTATTAGGCTGCCCTTGAATCAATTCCTTAGGAATATAATCTACAAATCTCTTGCCATCTTTATTAGCACCATCCCACAAAATCCTGCGACCAAGACGTGAGGTAGGAAAAAAATAACAGTAAGTACCCACTCGTCCACAGCACGCCTCTCTTATCATATAATTCCAGCAGGTAATTTCCTTGCCTGCTCTTCTATGCCATACGAGAACAGCCCGCTTCTTTCCAGAATCCATCGCCCTAAAGAAAGGGAGTTGGTATTTTCTGGGAACCATGTCAGGTATTCTAATTTTCTTTGTCATCCGCGAATATAACCTTTTCGACGACGACTTTACCTGAGTGTTCTAGCTCTTTCTTAGGCTCTTTCTGCCCAAGATAACACTTACCTAGCCAAATAAGCATCGTCGGGTTTTTCTCAGCGATAGCCGCCTCAACCTGAGCTTTGCGCAATGACGCGCGAAGATTACCTCGTCCTTCATCAAGTTCTGCGCGCAAGTGGCGTTTTACTGACTCTTCACCGAAATCTATAATAGACGCAATTTCCTTGTCGGTACAGCCAAGCCTTGCTAGCTTTACAACTTGCGGTCTAGCCGCCTCAATCCTTTCTTTTGAAATTTTCGGTCTAGGTGCTCTTTTTTCACTCATCCTCTCACCTTCATTTTTGCTGACGACGATTGAGCTATCTCCTCACATTTCTGCATATATTCAAGCATCGTATCCTTGTTACTGAACTCCAAAGAGATCACCGGCTTTACTTCCTTCTTTTGTTTTTCTGGCTTTCCTAGACCTAGGTCATCCTCATCGAATCCCCATGTAAGTAAATCACCTACATCGAACGAATTAGCCAAAATATCATAATCCCAAGAACCATTATTGCGATTGAGGCGAATATTAAGCTCCTCCATGTCTTTCTCATCGAGTTCTTGGTTCGGTACCCAACACTCCACTGCTGTTGCACCCTTCGCCGCGAGCACCTCAATCCTCTGGTGGCCACCGATAACGGTGTTATCTCGGTTAATAACGGGCTTATCGACCAATCCAAATCTGTCAATGGAATCAGACAAGTGCCTGTGTTCTTTATCACTGAGACTTCTTGGGTTTTTTTCATATCCACGAAGCTCCGATAGCTCCCTCGTTTCTAATTTCCATTGCATATTTATGTCCGTTTTCGATGTGATTGGCCGCGTTTGTTAATATCGGCCTTTTTTAGCTCTTCTTTTAGTCTATTACCTCTTCGCCTAGGAGACATTTCCTCTAATCGCTCCGCTTTCGTCTTGCGGCGCATACCATCTGGCTTTGCTCTACCGCTGGATGATCTAGCCACTACTCCTCCAAAAATGTGAAAATTATAAACCACAACAATAATATTGCCAGGACAACCAGCCAAGGTGAAAACACCCACCACCAGCTAATACCTGCCAGCTTTGTTAACTTTAGAACCAAGAGAACCAAGAATGTAAAGCCTGGAAGCCCAGGAAATCGGACTGTCAAAACGGAACTCCATCACCTTGACCGGTGTCTTCTCCTGGTTGCTTGATATCGTTTAATCCCTGCTTCTCACACCATTCATCAAGCGCCTGTAAAGCTGCCTTACAAAAGGCTTCGTTATGAGTCTTTTCCATGAATCGCATGATGCTGATGTATTTCTTCTCGCCAGATTCTTGGTCTTGATACTCTCGGCTCGGCATGTTTATCCAGCGCCTGCCATTTTTGCTAAAGACGCCACATCCGAACAACTCAATGCCCATTTTAGGTACCCTAAAGTTAGCAAACCCTTGTAAAGCTCCACTGGCATGGCTTTTGTATTCAATGCATTCAATACTCATCGATAATTCTTTCCTTTGCCTTTGTTAACCTTCTTTCATAACAACCAAGACTGACGAAGGCCAGACCCTTTAATTCAGCGATAAGATTCTCCGGATCGAGTTCTACCTTCTCGGCTTTACCAATAAAATCCATGAATAGATTGCACGTGTCCTTAGACCCTTCATAAACCCCACACAAATAAACATTATCTATAAATGACTTATCTTCAGGAGCACAGGGAAATATAAACTCGTATTCTTCATCTTCATGGTCACCGTCCATCACTATCCTCCGGGAACTGGTTTTTCTTTGGCTTCAATAGCTTGTACAACTGGTCCCACGCTGTCCTTTCCTTCTTCTTTAGAAGCTCCTTCTCTTTTAGAAGTTTCTCCATTTGCATTTTGTAATTGTTTATCGCTAACCACAACTCTTTTTCCATTTGCATCCACTCGCTCTACATGGAAATATCTTATCTTATCGATTGGAACCCATACTCCCACCCCTTTAGAATTGTTGAAGAATACCTCGGATTTATCCAAAGCTCCTATAAATTTCTCCATGTCATTGGGATGAACCTGAATTTCAAACTCCTCACCATCCATGTACGTGAATACCACGATAAACTTCATGTTTTATTCCTTATCTAATACACGCGATTCCGATCGCGCTTCGGTGACTTTATTTTTCTTTTGGTACTCGAAGAACCCGATTTCTGTTTCTTCGGCTGAGAGACCCTTTCCGGCAGCGTCTTCTTCTTGGTCTTTTTTTCGAACTTCTCGGCTAAAGCCGCGTCCTTGGCATAAATCGCACGTCTTTGAGCTTCTGATTTGAATGGCATTATCTCTGTCTTCCTCTCTCATATTCGCTTCTGTTAACTCCTTGAATGGTACACCCTATAGGGCAATCGCCCTCTTCTGCTGGTACCATATGCGATGCACTCCAACTGCAAAAGAAGCAGGTATCTGCTCCATTTCCATCTTCAGTAACGAAATGAACCCATCCGCAATTAGGGCATTTGATCTTCTCTAACCCGTCATCATTCCAACCAATCATACGAAAACTTCGGTAATGGCACCCACCCCTCCGGGGAGTCTGGTTCTAATTCGCATTCTACTTCCCAAAGTGGACATTCCCATGTTGCATCCTTTTTTCCGGTATAGCAAGCAACAGCCATGCGTCCACACTTCCAATAGGCGAGGACATCGACTCCGACTGGTGCGTGTTCGATGGGTCTCCACACAAGCCAACGGGCATTATCACAATTGGGGCAAAATTTTCCCACTACTCATCCTCAGACTTTTCCTCTTCTCCAACTTCTGGATTCGAGCAATAAATCTTACAATCCATCGGCACATCACTTTTCTCATGTCTGATCTGAAGATGCCCACGCATTTCCGCGCCATTGAGAATATTGATCACTTCCGAGCGTTCCAGCTCGATCTCTACTACCTTGCGGGTTTCTACTACACCAATCATACCTTGCTCGCTGTGATGATGGTTTTTGGAGACTCACCGTAAATCTTTACCGAAGAAATACTGACTATCTGCTTATCATCATGCCACAATATCCCATTTCCAACATCCCCAATCCACTTGATCAGATTATCCAAGTCGGGTTTCACAGTATGAAAAACCTCCTTCAGCTTCTTCCGGCTCTTTGGCTTAGGGAAGATGAAAATGCAGGAGAGAGACACGGGTCCATCCAGTGGCTCCTTTCCTACCATTCGAGATCTCAGTTGCCATTGCACCGTCTTCTTATCATCCGCTTGGGGGTCGTAAGTCTTGACACGCCCCTTGTACCTCGAGAAACGCGGCCTCAGCTTCGTATTTGGAACACCCGGTATCGCAGCTGTTATTACATTCACATCTCGCCCTTCACTCGTTTATAATCACCATTTGCTCGTGTGCTTCTCGCACCGGCTGTATCTTCGAATTCATTCCACACGCTCTTTCCTGCTGCCATTCGGTCGCTGGCACCTCGTGTTAGGTAAAGCCTCTGTTTCTTTTGCAACATTCCATCCGGAAGCTTAAAAAAGGTCTCAAGCCTATGCATTTCCCATGATTCGAGTGGTTCCGCGAACCTTCCGAGCTCAAGTTTTTTATATCTAGGCTGCTCAAATCCGAGATACTCCGAGCATGCGTACTGCTTCAGCCCCATCAGCTCCCGGCAGTAGCGCACAAGTTCAGGGAACTCTAGCTTCTCCATCTCGGACATGTTATCCTTCATATTTTCTTCATAAATTTTCTCAATCATCTAAAACGCCTCTCGTTGGCCTCTACTGGCCTATCTTTTCTTCCTGGTATGATTCCCTTCCTTAACCGCCATTAGGCCCGTCAGCCGCTTCGTATGAGCTCCTGAAGCCTTCTGTAATGCTCTCCGACGACCTCTTTGAACGCTTGCATGCTGTAATCAAACACATCTGGCGGCTTGGACGAGCCGAGATACACGAATTCCAAAGTTTGGTTTAGAGCTTCGATGTTGACATTGGGAAGATTGCGTCTGGCGAATGTCTCCCTCGCCCACTTGCGGTTCTCTGCGACGTTGCTCTCTTTCGAGGGCTTTGGCTTGTAGCCTTTCTGGATGCAATCTCTTACCCAGCCGAAGAAGATCTCTGGCTTAGTGCCTTGCTCGACAGCGAGCTTACACGCGGCGATGATCTTCTCCTCGGGAAAGAGCTTCAAAAGACGACGATAGGAGTCTTCGTCCGCTCCTAACTGAAGACAAAGAGAAGGAACTACTACTACTGATTTCTTTGGAGACTCAGAAGTCGCGCGCGGTAGTAGTTCTTCTTTTATTACTTGTTTATATTCATTAGTTATTAGGGGGCGATTATCCGCCTGACTGGTTTCCCGTATAGCGGGTTTCCCGTCTTTCGGTAAATCGTCATCGATGGTTTCAATCTTCCTAGGGGTTTCATAAAATATCCACTCCTGCCCAGTCATTTTTCCGCGCTCTCCCCTGGTAGCTTTTCTTTCCAAATATCCGGCCTTTTCTAGCTCTTTTAAACCCGCTCTTAGAGACTCTCTTCCATCTGTGCTTCGTTTTTCTAAATCTTTAAAATAGAAGACCCAATCATCTCTCTTACTAAACGCATAGAACCAAATTCCCTTAGCCTTCCAACTAATACGGTCATCTGTTGCAATTGTTGTATTGATTGTAAGATATGGATTGTTCTTGTCATGAACTGCTCTGCACTGCGTCATAATCTCACCCCCTTCGCTGCTGGGTTGTCATTGTAGTGCCTCTCTCTTTCCGAATGCTCATCACTCACCTGCCTCGGGAAGAATTGCTGATATTTGCTCCAGATCTTTAACTCTGAAATAACCATGCTTGCCTTTGATACCCATAGACTCTATGTAGCTGAGTACTAGAACGCGTTGGTTATAGAACCTCCTATCCACTTTATTGTATGCGTCCAAAGTGCTTAAACTTGTGCTCTTGGGAAAGGTTTTATTGAGTGGTGGCAGGAAATGAAGAATGTATTCGGCTTCTACGTTTGATAGCTCCTCACGAGGTACTTCGATGTATAGGACTTGGACATCCTCATCTACCACGTGAGAGTGTCCAGACATCCGTGCTTCAATGTTCTTCGTTTGTCCTATATATAAAACTGTTCCTTCCTGGTCAAAAATCCCATAAACGTAGCCCATAGGGTTGCTGTCATCTGGATAGTATCTTTTGGCTTGTGCCCATAAGTGATGATCTGTTATATTGTGTGACATGGTACGCTATCTCCTTTGTTGATGATGTGTATCCTTTTATTTTGCCCGCGTTTCTGCCCCGTAAAGCAGCGCGGGCTTTTTCTTTTGTCTATCTCGTCTTTTTTCATTGTACTTATCTCCAGTTTCATGATAGTCTTCTTGCAGAAATGGTCGATTTTCCCAGCAAAACGGGGGGGGTTGGTTTTTTTTAGCCCATGCTACTGGGCGTTTTCACCTAACGGTGATTTTGTGTGTGTAAAGGCGGGCTACGTATGGTGCGGGGGCCCGCCTTCTTTTTCTTTGCCCATTCTTTATATGAGACTAAAAACTTTTCTGCAAGAACTGTTTTCCTCTCCGGGCATTATTGGCTTGATATGTGCAGCTGCCACGCGCTTGGGCTTTCCCTCGTAGCCTGTAACTTTCCCTGATAAAACATCTTCTGCAGTAATTTCTCCATTGGTGGCTCTTTCGATCCTTCTTGCCAGGCTCCTGCCTGCCTTACGTGTTCCGGTAATCACACACGATAAATGTGCTCTTCCTGTATCGATCATGTCAGCAAATTCAGATTGCTTGATGCCGCGTTCTAATAAATAATCTCTAAGATTCACGTGTAAACCTCCTGTATACGCAATATATCCTATCACAGAGCTTTTTTTCTTTCACCCATCATTTTTTATGTTGCGTATGGAACACACATGTGTTATAGTTGTGATATCTCAAAAGCGAGGATACGATGAAAAACTATCTGCATGTAAGGAATATAACCGAAGGGCGTAAGCTCGTTAATGGAAAGCCAAGCGAGAGAATTTATCGAAGTGAATGTTACACCAATTACAAGATGAGCAGACGCGAATTCATTGCCGAAGCTACTAAAGAGAACTATGACTTGACGACCGTGCGCTTCAGGTCAATTCGGGATTAGCTTAACACACAGGAGCACCATGTTAGATTACAACGATTGTCCAAGTGACCATGGATATTTCCATGAAAGTGAATTACCAGACTACGATCACCTCAAAGACCACGTGATCGGAATCCTGGAGTCTCTCTACAAGACTGGAAGCGTAAAACAACTAGAATCTAGTCTTGAAGAAGTATGTGACCAGTTGGAGATACCATTTGAACCCCAGCAGCCTCTGTTAGAGAGGAAGGAGCTACGCAACTATGCAATGTGGCATCTTGGCTACCAGCGCTGCATGCTAGATAGGAGTTTATAGTGAAAAATTACAACGAGATGGAGTCTGATCGAGTAGTATCTCTTTCTAAGAGCTTCAAAAAGAAGTTTCATCGTAACGGTAACTGTAAGTACGCACCATCTATTCGATTTTTTGAAAAGGTTGCCTATGGGTTAAGTGAATGTTGGTTTTGGATTGGATGTCTCGATCATTCTGGGTATGGCCGTTTTAATTATGCTGGAGAACACTTCGCACATAGGGTTTCTTGGGTAATGCATTTTGGTCCAATTCCAAAAACACTAAAGGTTTTACATAGGTGCGATGTTAGAAATTGTGTTAATCCGGATCATCTTTTTCTTGGAACTCAACGGGATAATGTTTTGGATATGATTTCTAAAGGAAGAGGCGGTGCTCATGGCGCATCTTCTGGTGAGCAAAATCCAATGGCTAAGTTAAACACTGTTCAAGTTGAATGGATCAGGACTAATCGTGCCCATCTTTCACAAAACAAAATGGCTATAAAATTTAATGTGTCTCCGATGACCATTAGCCGAATTCTTAACAACAAAACATGGAGAAATAAATGAAAACATCTGAATCAATTAATGAACTTGCCACAGCTTTGGCTAAAGCGCAGAGCGAAATGAAGCCCGCTATCAAAAATGCTAAAAACCCACATTTCCGTTCTAAGTTTTGCGACCTAACTTCTATTTTCGATTCAATACGAGAACCGTTAGCTACTAACGGACTTTCTGTTTTACAAGAAGCAACTACCATCTCAGATGGCGTTGCTGTTACGACCAGGGTTATGCATGTGTCTGGCCAGTGGATTGAGTTTGGTCCTCTTATTGTTCCTCTCGGAAAGAAAGATGCTCATGGAATTGGATCGGCAACTTCTTATGCAAAGCGCTATAGTTTATCTGCTGCTCTGGGTGTCGTTTCTGACGATGACGATGATGGAAACGCTGCTTCCGGTAAGTCCACCCCTTCTGCTAAGTTCATCACACAGAGTCAAGTGGCTGATCTAGAGAAGCTCATCAATGGACACACTGAGATCAGAGACCTTGTGTTAGCAAATTGTAACGGAAACATGGCTAGCATCACAGTAGATCGCTATCCAGGAGCTGTCCAATGGATTAAGAAAATGGTGGAGGAAGCCAATGACTGATCCTTTCATGAATCCAATACACGTCCAGGGGTCAGCCGAATGGCTGGCTCACCGTAAGAACTTTATTGGGGCTAGTGATGCCCCGATCATCATGGGCGATAGTCCGTGGAAAACTCCCTATCAACTATGGGAGGATAAGCTCGGGATGTCACCGCCTCAGGAAGAGACTTGGGCTATGAAGCGCGGTACTGAAATGGAACCGCTCGCTCGTAAAGCGTTTGAGGATGCTACGGGACTAGAGGTCTTCCCACAAGTTGTGTATCACCTCGAACATTCTTTTATGATGGCTAGCATGGACGGTGTCTCTATAGACGGTTCTGCTGCTGTTGAGATTAAATGCCCTGGGCAAAAAGCCCATGAATGTGCTCTTAGCGGTGAAGTTCCTCATTACTATATGCCGCAATTGCAACATCAGCTTGCGTGTATTGGTCTCGAAATGTTATGGTACTACTCATACGATGGAACTAATGGAGTGGCTCTCAAAGTCTATCGAGATGACGGATACATTGAATGCCTAATTGAGGAGGAAAAGAAGTTTTGGAATTGCGTGGAAACTTCTACGCCACCAAGCCTTACGGATAAGGATTACGAGGTGAGAGAAGGAGCCACATGGTGTGCATACGCTCATAGAGTAGAGGAAATTGATACGCAACTCTCTGCGCTAAAACAGGAAAGAGATCAAATACGAGCTATCTTAATCGATGACTCCGATGGTCGTAATTCCCGTTGTGGTCCCTTAACTCTGAGTAAATCATTCTCAAGAGGGAGGATTGATTATGATGCCATTCCGGAGCTACAAGGCGTAAACCTTGAACAATACCGAAAGAAGGCGAAAGAGCAATGGGTTATGAAGTTCTCTAGGAAGAAAGAAAGATGATGTATTCAGTGATATTTGGATTGAGTGTTGGTGTTTGCGAGTTTTTGATTGATTATTTGCGTCATTCTGTAAGAGAACCTGTGAGTTATTTTCGAGACATAGTACTCGTAACGATTGGAATGGCACTTATAAATTTATTGGAGATATTATGACAAAATTATTATTGACCGCACTTCTTTTAACCGGATCACTACATGCTTCTGATAGCATTTGTTCCTATGAACCAGATTGTTTTTTTTCTGTTGATACGAGACGTTCCCATGAATCGGAATGTTTTTTGAATGACGCACAGAGGCAACGCATCTGGGATGAAATTCATTTCTGTGTGAAGAAAATGAATATCTGTTTAGATAATGCTGATAGAGAAGCTGCTCGAATCTCTGATATACATATCGAACGAACCACTCGAGCTGCTATCGCGGGAGCTATTTCAGGTCTTGCCACTCGAAATGTCTATGGTGTCGTAATAAGCACTTGTCTTAATACTCTTGGATCGATCGCCGGGGATTCCTATTCTCATTTTGTAGCCTCGAAACGTTATGTTAAAGACGCCCAGTACTATGCTTTTCGTGCTGATGAGTTACAAGAGTTGTTATGGCGAGGTTGAATAATGGACATACAGCTAGATCTATTCAACACACCAAAAAACGAACTATCTGCTCTATGGGAGTCGCTAGAGGCATTGAAGTTGTCACACAACAAAGTGAGAAAGAGACTCTTCGCAGAAATAGGAAGCTTACGAAAGCAGTTGGTCGATGTGAGGGCGGAGAACGAGCGCCTTAAGTTCCACACGGAAGCAAAACCCTTGATTAAATGGATCGCATGAATAAAGTATTATCGGTTGGTGATGTCGTACAAATTGACCCGGAGTATGACGAAATATTTGGTGGATGTTTCATGGTTATAACAGAGGTAAAGCCATGGGGTCTGCAAGGATACTTCGATTCTCCTGGGGTCGATGGTCTAGCATTCTATCGAGTAAAACATGAGAATGTTTCCAAAATTGGACCTGCGGTGTGGTTAAGTAACGACGCTATCGAAGATTAATCTTCTTGAGATGATGGAGATAGATCGATATCTTGACCCGTATGATGCTCAATCACGGCCTCCAATGACTCTTCTACGAAGTGATCGTCTTCTAGACCCAGCTTATGATTAATGTAAGTGCATCCTCCACAAAACGAACCTATCATGGCTGCACATATAATAATTTTTGCTAAGATCTCTTTAGTAATCATCTCTAAGAACTCCTGAATCATGAATCATGTCCCTAATCTTGGATAAATAGTCATAAACCTCTTCAATTTCGAGCCAACTATCTTCGCCATGTTTCATCTTACTCCGAAGCTCCTGATCTATATCATATAGAACGGAATAATACTCACTTGCACGCATGATTTGGGTAACTTCATGCCCATCTTCATAATAGTCGAATTCATATTCTATTCTGATCTTTGCCATTTAGGTAGCTCCGATCTCAAATGGAACCGGCTCATCATCACCTTTAATGAATAGTGCAATCTCTTCATCAGTAAGACCGAGTTTCGTGAGTTTTGCTTTGACTGATGTTTTCAAGAGCTTTCGAGAAGCACAATAGTCACTTATTCGCTTCTCAGCAGCCGCGTACTTGTCGTCGTTTGCCTTCCATTCTGCTCGTACGTCAGCTTCTTCTTCTGGAGTGAGGTCAATTTTCTTGCCATTGACCATTTTATGTAGCACCATTATTTCTCCTATTATCTCAGATTCGAGACGTTTTTATGATGGCGTTGTCATACCATACATTCTGACTGTTCCGGCTAATATATTTCCTGAACCCATCAAAAATTGAACTGCATCTACATCTGCTGTGTTTCGGTTATATCCACCACCACGCATCGTACATACTGATCCACCTTGATTTTTGAGGACACCATCCCAATTAGCTTTTACCAATTGTGTTCCCGACGGATTATAAAGATACACACGTCCGCTATAGTGTTCATTGGTTCCGGTTCCTACCCTCGCGCTGCTATTGCTTCCACAAAGAACAAATTCATTTGAACCACTGAATCCTCCATTTGCACTGATGGACGGCCCGTAATAACTATATCCCCAATCATAATCTCCTGATGCATCAAACGAAACGCCTCCATTCGTGCTTGTTCTCATTTTAACATCAACGCTATTCGTATCTGGTTGCATTTCATCCAAGATGAAAAGATAAACGTTATATGTTGAATCAATAGAGGAGGTGAAGTCCAATGATGCGCTGGTAGATGCTGTTTGTGTAGCCAAATGAACAATTCCGCCACCACCAGTAGCCGCTGCCCACGCAGGAACTCCGCCGGAAACTGTTAATACCTCATCTGAGCTTCCTATCGCCAGTTTGGCAAGAGAATTAGCTGAGTCGGAATAGAGAATATCACCGGTGGTAAATGTCGCTGTTCCTGTTCCGCCTTTTGTTTCCTCTACTGGATCGTCCGATCCCCATGCGTTTATACTGGTCATGTCAATTCCTGTTCTTTGTTTCTTCTAATCTATGATGCCTTGAATGACAACTCCTACACAACGTCTGTCCATTTTCTATGTCAAACCTTTTGGATGCATCATCGTCCCAGGGTATGATGTGATGGGCTATCAAATTTTCCAAAGCTCCACATGTTTGGCACTTGTGGCCATCTCTATCCATAACCTTAACAACCCAATCGCATGCTTTATATCCTTGCCTATCTTCTGAATGAAGCTTTCTACCGATTTTTTTATATCTCGGCTCTGTGCGCTTGGGGACTCCATCCATTCCTTTATTCCAAGGATTATGCCCTTTTTTAAATCTGCCTGTATTTGGCTTTCCACTCCGATACTTTTTTGCGTGGCAAAGTTTACAGGTATGAGTTCTCCATATGTTTTGTTTTTTGAATAACTCAAGTTCTTTCTCTTCTCCGCAAGTTTTACATTTTCTCATTATCGCCTCCTGGATGTTTTCCAGCATAGGCGAACTATCCATTTACCGTCAACTTACTGTCCAATTTCCAGTCATACTAAGCACATTCCAGGTGGTATCAGCCACTACACAGACTAATTCAATGGAATCAAATTGCTCCGTAGCCGTCAAAGAACCTTCAACACCTACAGTAGTAGTTGACCCAACTACATTGATAGATTCACCAGCATTCTGGGCAATTACCGGTAATCCAGCACCAATATTTGTGATTCTGATAATTGAGCCTACTGCTGCAGTGTCCGGTAAGGTATATGTTATTGCCGTTGCTCGGTTTCCTATGTAACCGTTATCTACTGCCAATGCTTGAGTAGCCCCAGTAACAACAGTCCATGGCAGTCCACCGCCGCTCGTTGCTACTGTAATCGAGGATGCTCCATTAGTGATGGATATTCCATCTCCTGCTGTCAAGGTTGCCTTACCTAGCGTATTACCCGTCGTGTTACCAATTAGGAGCTGACCATTAGTATAAGAAGTATCTCCAGTACCACCTGACGCAACTGGGAGCGCATTAGCAAGGGTAATCACCTGGGAACTATCAATTCGAAAAGCTTCAGTTGGAGTCTGTGCGCCATCTGCTGAAGTCGACAATATAATTCGTCCGGGCATATCATTAGCGCCTGGCGTTCCATCTACTTCGATTGAGATTTGCCCTGCTAATGCATAATCAGTACCGTCATGACCTGCCGCGGCGGTGAGATAAAGAACATCATTGTCTGCTACAACGGAAGGAGATGCATGGCTTCCGCGACTTCTAAGCCCAAGAAAATGGCCCCCAAATCCTGCGGTTGCCGAATGTCTATGACTAATATAACCACCAAGATCACTGGCATTTAACCCTTCAGCGCTAACTGTTCCAGCGATAGATGCTCCATTGACTGTAAATGATACATCTTGTGAAGCATTTCCAACTGTTAAATCAGTTGTCACAACTGCTCCACCAGTTCCATTTGGACCAAGGATTACGTCTCCGTTTACATCTGTTGAAGATACGGTATTTCCATCAAGACGCAGGTTGTCTACGTTCAATTGCGTAATACCACTCATCACATCTGAATCATCGATAAGTACTGATGAATCTTGCAGTAACTTTCCCGTTGTTCCATCATATCTCGCGACTGCATTATCCGTAGAGGATCCTGGGCCGACAACATCACCGTTATTCGCTGCAGTAACTGTAACTGTGGAACCTGATCCACTAGTACTGATTCCTGTACCACCTACTATATTTAGCGTATTACCGACTGGAGCTGCTGTTCCTGAATCGGTAACAAAACTAGTTGGGACAATAGCTGCCGCTGTAATGGTGACGGTATTTCCAGAACCGGAAGTCGTGATTCCAGACCCGCCAAAAATATCAATTTCACCCCCAGCCGCACTTGCTGTGCCTGAATCTGTTGGCATGTCAAGCGATGACGTCGCCGTTGATGAAATAGTGATAGCGCCAGCACCATTGGCTATGCTAATGCCACTTCCCGCAGTCAAAGTTGCAACTGATGGTTCTGCATTGGCCGTATGACCAATCAGAAGTTCTCCATCTGCTGCTGGCTCCAGAAGTTTTACCTCTATCTGGTTACTCGCTGGCGTTCCTTCGGTAGTTAGATATGCTTGGGTTGCATCTCCGATGAGATTAAAATTACCACTACCATCAGGACTAACAGCTCCTCCGGAATCACCCGTGATCGTGTCAACGCCACCACCACTGCCTCCAGCACCATCTGTTAAATCGAGTTCGCTTGTAACTGGATTAAGTTTAAATGGCATACAATTTCTCCTCTCCGTAATGGATAATCTCAGGACAACCGGTCAGGCATACACATACGTGGCACGGTTGTCCCATATAAACTCATATTCTGAGGATGGGTTCCCTTCATCATTCTGTGGCCATGTCCTAGTCAATAATGCATCATTGCCATCATATGTTTGAAATGATATCTGCCATTTTGACTCGCTACCCGATGTGCCAACTTTAGCCCTACCGATATAAATGGCGTTTCCAGAACCATCATTCTGTACCTGAATTGCTACTTCACCATCAGAGACAATGAATTCTCTGCGATCTTTTGCCCCATACTTAAATGGACGATTATTTCCTGATCTTGTCATCTCATTTCCTCAGCTAAATCTCTCTTGCCAACTTATTCCCACCGTAGCATCTCCAGCCTGCGAACTTTCGGCTGATACTGTTAATGTGGATCCAGGTGACAGGATAAATCCAAACTCATTAAAAGCCACCGAATTTTGACCGGTTTTTGATGTTATAATCGTTGCCACTAAGGTGCCACCTGAAACAGTAGTGCCCGCCGTATCATAATCTACTACTGAAGTGTTTGTCGAAATATCTGCATAACTAGGAGATCCTCCCAATGTCGCATTGACATAAATTCGATAGGTGAAATTTTTATTTCCATCTGATGCTACAGTCAGGAAATCAGGCTGGATTTGTACAGAATTCGTCACCGATTGATATGTCGTTTTATTTCTGATGGTTAATATATTAGTTTCTGTCGCTGCCGAGAGGGTCTTTTCGTTATCTATTGCATTTCTTGTGTAAGACTTGTTGTTCTCAAATCCTTCATTGAACATGCCGATTGAAGGTGATTTGATGACAATATCAGAATTATTTGTGGTATTTTCAGCTTCAATACGAAAAGGGAATGACGGATTTTGTACCGATACTGAAGTGTTCAAGTTTGCGTAGGCAAGTCTATGAACTTCTTGAAATGCACCCGTCGCACTATCTTCTATAGAAAAGGTAATTGCTCCAAAGCCAAGCCATTGATATCGTATTTGAAATACATTGCCCTTATTCGTATCCAAAACCTGTCCAGACGGCCCAGTACCATCCATAGGATCTATATTCCATGTCGGCTGTGGAACCCATGTATCAACTGAGTCTGAACGCCGCATCACGCCGAAAGAATCTGCATTATAACCAACGAAAAATCCATCGGTTGCATTTCCAGCGCCAATAATCTGTGAACTACCGATCACTCCGTCAGTAAAAATGGCTGTAAAACGAATTAAGCCGCCCTGTCCCGGCTGGTATTCCAAAAACCTATTGGTAAGAAGCTGAGCACTACTACTTGTGGCTGCTCCCGTTGATATTATGGCAAATTGCTCTGAATGTGTAACTGTTCCAGACCCAGCCGTCGTCGTATTTACGATGTCTGTATTCAAATTATATGGGAAATGAACGAGAACGGCAGGAATCAAGTTTGCTGTTAACATTTCTCCAAAAGCTGATTTCTGCATATTTGCTCCCTCTTCAATCCATTTTAGACCCGCTTCTTCGGCGTCATCAACTGAGAGTATTTGATTATTTGTTCCTACCGATAGTCTTTGTGGTGCGCCAACACCATCACCTACTATAATCTCCCCTTTGGCCAGGGTGCCTGTGTCAGTTATAGTTGATCCACCAATCAGTACAGATCCAGTATTGAATGAAGATGCCCCTGTTCCACCGTGACTCACAGCGAGGTCAGTTGTTAAATTTAATTCACCTGTTGAGAGGAGATCGGCATCAGAGAGAGTTGTTCCTGAGTTTTGAATAAGTTTGCCAGTAGTTCCATCAAAACGAGCAACTGCATTATCTGTTGCTACAGCTGGACCTATGACTGTTGAGCTGACTTCATTAACAAGATCGATATTATTCGTGAATATGTTCCATTTTGTTCCCATATTCTATCCCGTACTTTGCTCTGGAAAATACACTGATGGACCATCTCGATCCACAACCGTCCCCGTGTTCGTGCCATCATTGCCATTACCACTTTGATCTTTAGGAGAAGTCGTCCATAGTGGCCAATATCCCTGGCAATTATCCATCACTGAATCTGGTTTATACATCACTTCAAGCACTTCTTCTTGGGACAGCATTTTATCCCAAATCTTCACGTATGCTATTTTTCCTGTAAAATCATACGTTCCACTTAAATTAGAATCTCCAATGTTAAGATCTCCAGTACCAGTGCCCATGGCCGAAATATTATCATCAAAAGTTAAATTGACATATTCTGTAGTTTTTAAAACACCGTCTATATATAAATCGACCACCTGAGAACCACCATTATAATCCCAAACCCATGCAATATTATACCACGTGTTATTGGAAAATAATGCACTTGGACTAGAAGTGGATTTTCTAACAAATGTTCCACCTGTTCCATCTATCCTCAGTATCACGCTATTTACATCAAACGCTATATTAAAACTCGTTCCGAAGTCACGACCAAACCAATATTGGGTTGTATCAGTTACATCAGCCCATTGTATCCACATACTCCATGAAGCTGCTGATACTCCAGCTAAGGGATTCACCGCTCCAAGGCTAATCTTATCAGTAGCATCAAAATCTAAACTTGCTCCCATGACTATGCTCTTGGTATTCGGATATTAAAAGCAATGACATCATAGTCACCACTCAAGTTGCTGGTGGTCGCAGCCTCCCGATACAGCCGATAATAGATTTCTCTTCCTGCTACCCAACCGAGATTGGATACAGTCTCTGTATTACTGATAATATCTTGATCGTCTTGTGTTCCACTAATAGATTGATCATCCCAGATTTCTGCATTTCCATATGCTCCGGTAAGTAATCCATCGGCAGCCACTTGGACAAAATCAAACGTGAACTTTACATTTTTTGACGCAGCTGCTGTAGCTGCCGACCCCACTATCTCGAATGTGACTGTTCCAGATGTATCGATGTCTGCTGGAACGCGAAAAATACTCTGCATATATTCCGGGCCGGTAGCATCGAATCCCCGGGTTAATATTTCGATACTGCCAAAGTCTCGATAAACGACTGGAGGAAACGCGGTAGTTGTATTTACTTGATGAGAAGAAGCCAACCCTCCAACGACAACCTCTGGCATTGCTGCGGACGGAAGAGCGTCCACGTACGTCTTCACAGCCTTCTCAGTAGGAAGTGCTGTATCCGAATTTCCCGCTAATGTTCCATCTGTAGAGAACTCATCAATAGATGCGCCAATATCTAATGTTAATGATGCCACGCCTGTCACAGCATCTGCATCGCTAATAATAACGCCACTATCCTGTATAAGCACACCGGTGGTTCCATCAAAACGAGCAACTGCATTATCTGTAGATGACGACGGCCCAACTACGAGGTCATCAAGATCTGATACCAGATCCAAATTATTAGTAAATACATTCCATTTAGTCCCCATCAGTTATCCTCTACTGCTCGATCTAATCAAAAATATGTGCTTCTATCATCCCATACAAATGAAAAAGACAGATTGTTATTTGCAATCTGTCCTCTCGTTACCGCATTATTTCCATCGTATGTAAATTTTTTAATTAACCATACTGCATCCGATGTAGCCGAGCCAGCTTTTGCATATCCTACATAAACGGCATTACCATTTGCGTCATTTTCAGCTCTTAGTTCCCTATCAAATAAACCATCTACAGACGGTCCCACACTAGAGAAGTCATTGAATCTGTTTCCACCCATTTATTCACCATCTAGCCTCTGTTGCAACTTTGCTATCTGAACAGCATTATAACCTACCTGCTTCAGGAAATCATCAATATCTTTTTCTGACTTCGAATTCTTTACCTGAATCATCTCATCTCTGATCGTATCCATTTTTTCTTCTATGAGTCGCCGTCTCTTGTCAGCCTGATTCAACTCCTCACGAAGAGTTTTCATGAATTGTGCTAATTCTATCTTGATCTCTTCATGAAGACGTTTTGAGTCTTCCTTTATGCGTTTATCTGACTTTTGGACAGCTTTATTAATTTGCTCAAGCTCTATATGTTGTATTTCACTCTTGCGATCAGCATTTTCGAAAAATGAAGCTGCTTGCCGCGAAAGTTCTAGTTGTGATTTTTTCGCCGCGGCCTCGATGACTTGATTGTTTTCCTTTACGTTCTTCAATTCGTTTCTCAATTCTTGCGATTCTCTCGCCAATTCCTTACACAAGATCTTAATCTGGTTGACTTCCATTCTCTGCTCAGAGTTCTCTTGCGATTTTTGTCTAATGTTAGCGTGTAATTCCGCTATATCAGATACCATATCCTTCATGATCAATCGCACTTCATCATTATGCTTTTGTGCAATCTGTTCGACATCGCTCTTATCTACTTTTTCGTCTAACAGATAGCTAAGCTTTTGATATTCTTGCTCTGATTTGTGAGTGGATTTACTCAGAGCACTAAGCTTTGATGCTAATTCGTCGCCTTTTTTCTCAACAAAATCCACATCTTTGGTGAGATTTTTAATCGCTTCTTTGACATATAATTTAAATTCATTAAGAGCTTGTTCGAGAAATGCAATTGGTTTCCGCATTTCTATTCGTCTAGCCCTCTTCTCATCTTGTCTAGAATCCATATTGTATCCTTATATAAAAAGCGTGAAGAGCCTTAGCCCTCCACGCCAATGAGAACGATTTCTAATTATTGAAATCCAATCTTTAGATCAACGAGCTGCACATCGCCAGCTACGTCAGCTCCATTGAGGAAATGAATGAATGGCATAACAACATCCGCATTATCAAAAGTATAAGCTTGAGTTGCTGATGGAGCACCACCATCAATCTGGAATGTTACCACCCCAGCCGCACTTACAAGTACACTAAGTTTATGACTAGCAGCATCTGCCCATGCATCTGTTGTATCAGTATTAGTGGTACCACCACTGTTAAGCTCTGTAGAAATAACCACATTACCAGCAGCAGCGACATTATCCAAACCAATACATGCGTAATCAGTATAAGAGGTAATTGTGGCATTATTGGCCTCTACCTTTCTGAATCCCATCATCAGTGGCTCACATCCCGATACGTCTGCTACTTTAAAAGTAGCCTCCATTTGGAAAGCGGCTGATGTTCCAATAGTAAATGCATGTTTTGCATTGTTCCTGGCACCGAAATTGTATTCTGCGCCTTCATTGTCAACCTGGTCTAGGGCGATATTCAATCCATTAGCATCCATGCGAGGAGAGATAATCGTTTGACCGGCACCAAGAATAAACTGTTCCATGACAATTCCATCCTGGAGTGCCATGAGGTTTATGTCACCAGTAGCTCCAGTAGCCGCACCACCTGTCGTAGCATTAGTTTGCATAACCGGGGATTGGTTGAGAGTAATATCAATGCCCGTAGGAACAACGTATTTAGCATCAATAGCTTCGAATGTTCCGGTTGTGGCAATATTCCCCGTACCCGCGACAAGCGTAAGTCCGGAGGCTCCTGTCGAGTTACCAACTGTTACTTCTCTTGCAGCAGCACCTGTACCGATGTTAATATTCTGAGCGACCGCGTCGTTGCCGATGCTGATTACACCGCCAGAGCTATTTAGTTCAAGAACACCACCGGAATCTAGAAGCATTCCACCTGCAGCATTTGAAGCATTGATTGTAATCGCAGCACCATCAGCTTCTGTTGATTGAATATTAACCGAGCTTCCTGTTGCCACGATGTCAATATCTTCGCCTGCAGCTGCGCCAGAAGCTAAGATGTCGATGCCACCAGCTGTTGCTTCAACCTTAATTGCATCATTAGCGCTTTCGGTAGCAGATACATTAACCGATCCACCAGTGTTGACGATATCGATGTCAAGACCAGCACCAGCACCTGAGGCTAGAATATCAATACCACCAGCTGTTGACTCAAACTTCATGCTATCTGCGATTGCTTCGCCAGCTGACATTACAACGGACCCGGCCGCATTGGCGATGTTAATATCTTCACCAGCGGCGCCAGCTGCGTCGATATCAATACCACCAGCAGAAGCATTAATACGTACAGCATCTGCAGCATTCTCGGATGACGCGATATTAACTTGAAGAGCACCGTCAATATCAACGCCACCTGCAGAAGCATTAAGATTGATGGCGTCGTCTGAAGCTAATGCTGCAGTAAGAGTAATTCCACCTGCATCTGAATCAAGAAGTACTGAATCCACCGCAGTACCCTGATCGGCATGAAGACGGATTCTTTCCGATGTTCCTCCATTAGCGCGAATGTAGATAGCACCGTTGTTGTCTTCTGTAGCTGAGATATTAACTGAACCACCGGTATTAGCGATGTCAATATCCTGACCAGCTTCGCCTGTAGCAAGAATATCAATACCACCTGCTCCTGCTGAAATAACAACAGCGTCAGCGGCATCTTCACCACCAGAAAGGTTTGCTGAACCTGAAGTACAGACAAGATCTAGGTCTTCACCAGCGGCGCCAGCTGCGGTAATATCAATACCACCGGCAGAAGCATTCATAGTGATAGCATCAGCTACATTTTCAGATGCACTAATATTTACGGAACTGCCTGTTGCTGCGATATCAATATCTTCACCAGCTGCCGCACCAGAAGCTAAAATATCAATTCCACCAGCGCTTGCCGTAAGGACGAGAGCGTCATTTGCTGACTGAGACGTGGCAATGTTGACTTGAAGAGCTGCATCAGCATCAATTCCACCTGCTGCGGAGAGCAATGTAATGGCATTTGCTGCAGCTTCTTCACCATTAATAATAACGCGTCCTGCGTCACTTGAAAGTGTAAGATCATTACCAGCACCGGTAACATCATATACAGAAGCTGCATTCGATGTTAGGGTAACAGTTCCTGTTCCATCAGCAGTAAGGTCGGTAAAAGTACCAGCCGCGGCTGTTGTGCCACCAATTGCACCAGGAGATGCAAATTTATTTGCTACCTTCAGAGGAGTCATGATTTTCGCGTCGTTCGTGCCAGTTGTGGCCTCGGCTGAAGTAGCTAGTTGGGCGATACCTTTTGTGCCTTCACTTGCATCAGGCGCGCCAGCTATGGCTACGGCTGCTACACCGGCTGGTGTACAAACTAGATTTGTCGCTGTCCCAGTCACAGTCTCCGCTGTCGTTGCCAGCTCTACCTTACCTTTTACTGTCGTTGTTGCATCTGGCACGCCAAGATAGTCTAGTGGATCTCTACCCATTTTTCTCCTCCGCGGAGTTATTGTTTAAACTTGATATACGTGAACTTACCATGCGTCATATTTATATGGTAGGGATAATCGAAATATTGACATCCGTTATCGACCCTGCTATAATGTTTTTCATGATATGCCACAATTGCCAAAATAAACTGACCGGAAGACAGAAGAAATTCTGTTCTTTGAAGTGCCTAAACACACATAGAGGACAGAAAAAAGGCAAAAATAAGCGTCAGTACAACTGCTTTTGCCAGTGGTGTGGGAAGAACTATACTAAAAAGAAATCTCAGCTAGATAGAAGTAAGTTTTGCAGCAGAAAGTGCCAAGGCCAGTTCCGCGCAAAGCAAATCCATGAGGAGAAATAAACATGGGCATTGTATTACCAGCAATTATTATCGGATTAATTATCGGATATCTGATGGACCAGCACGATGAGGATGAGTTCTTTATTGATTATTAAAACTCAACAGTCTCATAAGGCTCCTCTTGAAAACTTTTTTCCAATCCTTTATTCAATTGATTCATCGCTCTTGTGAAGCTGGCCTTATTTTCATTTAAAGCGCCAGTTATGACATTGGTATAATACCTTCGTAATGCCGGGCTTTGTGCTATACGTTTCATTACTTCGGCGCTATATGCTGTTGCTGCTAAACCACCACCTCCGGCTAATGTAGCTGCTGTTGCAGGCGCCCCAGCAACACTTCCTTCCATTCCCAGCACGCCGGCTGCATATAGATAGTCTTTAGGCTTCACATTCCTTCTTACCCATTTTCCAATGCGTCGTGAAGTTTCAGTAGCTGCGTATGCCTCATTGGCAGCCTGCCATTTTTCAAGCATTTCCCTGTTTACCGCACCATACTCTTTCGTTGTATCATGCAATGCTTCTCGGATTTTATATAACTGATTTTGACTTCGTTTAAGTTCACCAAGACCAAAGATCGATTCATTCGTCCCTTTAGTCAATTCGATGAGCTCATCTACGGGAATCATACCACCATTTATTTTGTCCCTAATGGCTTTAATCTTTTGAAAGGCTGGTGCTTTTGACGCGTCTAATGGATCTCCTTTGCGTAAAACAGATTCTATTTTATCCAGTTTAGAAGACAGTGATTTAGCTGATATCTCAGCTCCCTCCGGGATGGTAGCCTCCATATCTTTATACAGATTACGGATGTGTTGTTTTACACCGCCCCCTTTATGACCAGCAAGACTCGTTGTCAAGAGAAGACCCATCTTGGTAGCTGCCGCTGCTTCATCTCCACCAAATGCTTTAGCCACTTCTGCTCCAGAATTCGCTATTACAGATGATCCGAGAGCTCTTGCAAATGGAACTTTACCTTTTACTGGGACTGCTAATGCGGCGAAATCTTGAGCAATCTCATCTGCAAATCTTTCATACCCACTTTGTGGTTCTAAATATTCACCGGCAAGTGGCTGGGAAATCTCTTCTCTAATCTCTCTAGAAGTAGGTAACTTTAATCCAAGAGGTTGTCCCACAGACGGACCTTCAACCATTTGTCTCCATCTAGGAAGCTCTTCGCCGGCAAAGTATTCAGGAATACCGATAGCTATGCTATTAAATAGTTCAACTACGTCACCTGGCAAACCCATTAGAGTTTCGCCAATTCTAGCTCCAGTACGAGTTAGATGTCGTCTTCCTTCTTCTGTAGCAAGAGGTCCAAACATACCTACCTCTGCAGCTTTTCCAAGAAGTCCTTTTTCCTCACCTTCCGTGGGTTGGCCCTGAGCTTTTAGAACATCGTCAAAGTATTCAATCCCCAAATCGTCGTTATTTACTTCTGGTACAGTCATAGTATTTCATATCCCCTTTCAACAGCCTTATCCTGTTGATTCGACCAAATATACACGATGTTTCCTTTAGGATCTCTTGCTGGAACTTTTCCCTCTGGTGCCATCGACCTGGCTTCATACACCTGCTGTGCCTGTGTAGCATTAGCGACTTTTTGCTTTAATGCTTCTTCTTTTGGAGCACGAAGTTCTGCAGCAATTTGCTCCGCCTTTTGCTTATCAATACCTCTAAGACCATAGTTGTCATAGACTTCTTTAAGACTATCGTAATAGAGTCTATCTAGATCTCCCATAGCTTGCATCTGAGCTATGATTTGTCTACGGCCTTCCGTTGAGTTAGCCAAAGTAGGGAGACGACGCATAAAAGCCCCTAATTCAAAGTTAGTGACTCTGGCACCAAATGTCTCTTTAGCTTTCACGGTAAAATCATTGACGGTTTTGACAAATCCCTGTGTCTCAGCATTTGCCAAAGCTGGAAACCGAATATCACCTGTTTTCCAGTTGATATTAAGTTTGCCCATTCCTTCAGGAAGCCTATTACTTTCATTATATCGCTCTAAGGTATTCACTCGAACAGCATCATCCTTGAGAGATTTAATCTTCCCACTAAGTTCATTGAAGTCCTTAGCATTAGCATTAAATAATTCCTTTTCTCTCTGAACTTTCTCCTTAGGAATAAGACCCTCAAAAAGATCTACTTCAGGGAACACGAACTTCTCTTCGGCCGCCTCCACATCAGCTGGTCCGCCTGGTTGAAATTCTCTAGGAGCAAGATCTTCCAGGCTCACCTGCGCTGGGCGCCCAAACTCGCCTCGTTGCAGTCTGTCGATGAACATATTAGCAAATGATGTGCGTCCACCTTGAGATAAATTTCCGTAGAGATCGGCATAATCCTGGGCTACATCTTCTGGAACACCTAGTCTATTGAAAAGACCAGCAAGTGCTTTTGGATCATCTACCTGGAACATTCTTTGTGATGCGCTTTGCTGCTTGATCGCTCGATCAAGAATGCCAAGTGCGTCCTGAGTAGGAATGCCGGCTTCCGTCGTCTTACGAAGAAACTCTTGTTGACCAACTTGAGTCTGTAGATCAGCACCTTCTAAAGCTGTATCGAGTGCACTTCGTTGCTGTTTTATGAGGCGATTTTGTGCTCTTCTCTCAAGAGCGCTAGCTAATGCACCACCTACTTGTGAAATTCCTTGGGCTAAACCAGATGGATCCTGTAATACAATAGGCATTATCTAGCCTCCAATGCTTCCACTTTAACTGTGAGTTCCTTGATCGCATTAATTGCGATTGCTAACAATCCGTATAGATCTACACCAAGCACACCATTCACATCAGCCTGAACACTTTCAGGAACATCTTCCGCTATGAAACCGACTTTATTCTTACCGCCGAATGGCTCCTTGTAATCATACTGCTTGACTTCCATTTCTTTAATGTAGTCCAATCCATGATGATAGTCCTCGATATTCTCTTTTACTTCTTTCGAAGACATCATGGCAGCTGCTCCGATTTGCCCTCCAGCTCCAATAAGAGGACCAAGAAGCCCCTGTCGCTGTTGAATGATCGGATCGTAGGCTCTTTGTCCCATAGCACCAGAAAGGGCTCCAAGAGCTCCTAATTGCCCCTGTTGTCCTAATTGCTGTTGTCCCATGTAGAACTGTCCCATCTGAGAACCTAGCATTGTACTTAAATCAGCAGCGGATTGACCTAGAGCCTGATTAAGGGCTGACGAAGAAGCGGCATTAGCATCCACAAACCGCTGCTGAATTGCTGGGAGAACCTGTTGTTCATAAGACAACATCGCTGGATCTACAAATGCTTGTTGAAACAACTCCTGATAATCGCCAGGCTCATCCGGTTGAAGCAATTGCCGCAATGCTAGATTCATCTCCGGACCCAAGCCCGAGATTCCCTCCATTAATAACTGTTGCTGTTCTGGGGTCATCAGAGGAGCTTGACCCGTGTGCTTGGCTCCCCCCATTAGTGTCTTGCCCATGATCTTCCTCCACATATTCCATTAACACAGATTTCGACCGTTTAAAGCCATATCGTTCACTGTGTTTTGGGTAATTTGTACACCAAAATATCTTCTTCAGTTTGCATTCCTTTGCAATTTCCTTGGCTTTTTTCGCGAGCAGTTGAACTGCCTGTCCTCTCAACCAGTATTTCTTATCCATAGAGAAAGTTTGTACAACCAAATCTTTCCCAAGCGGGTCCACTTCACACCATAGCATTCCAACCACTTTGTTGCCTTCATCCGCCACCACATATAGTAACGAAAAAGGGTTAAGCTGTGGGCCATTTGGTGTTTGATGAACGCAAATCTTTTCCTGATATTTGTACCAATCATCGACATCATACGCTCTGTCCCTTACCTGTTCAATCAGTTCTTTTGGAACATGCATTGGCGTAAAAATACGAATAAATCTAAGTTCATCGAAATCAACTTCTTTCGATTGTTTGTCCGACATATCTAATATATCCCGCTATTTGGCCCGATGATACTGATCCCTGATTTGCCGATGTAAACCCATCTCCGACGTTCCAAACTTCGAGACGATAGGTATTTTGTATGGCATTAATCACGCATGCAGTGCCGCCTGTGAAAGCAAACGCAGACGGCTGCACCGAACCTACAAATGGTTTTTCTTCTGATACTGCTACCTTGTACGGCAGCTCTAAATACATGTTCCCTGTGATGGCACCCGCTGAAGCTGACCACTTCACATCAAAGAATACATCAATCATCAATCCTCGTCTTAGGACTGTTCCAATTTGATGATCATATGTAAATGTAGTCCCTGCATTTGCTGTATCTTTGAGAAGAGGCTGCCATTGAAAACTCCCTTCGTCTACACTTCTTCGCGTATCTCCGTTAATTGCTTGCGCCATTTCTTCATATTGACGTTGAAGCGAGAAGATAAGTTCCCTCATATAGGCATCTAAATCTTCGCCGCCTTTCTTTATACGTTCACTATGAAGAGGGAGGATAGTAGTAAGTGGTAATGTCATATTTTTATTCCTTTTAAGCGAGCACTTCCGTACAATCTATAGCTATGAAAAGGAAATACGATCACACGAATAAATCTTTTGGAAAATGGACCGTTCTTTCTAGAGCTTCTCCTAAAAATAGAAACGATAGATGGAATGTCAAATGTAAATGCGGAACACTGTCCATAGTGCTTGGAACAGAACTTAGAAAAGGAACGTCTAAAGGCTGTAAAAAATGCCATAAACTTACTCACGGTATGTCTAAGACAAGGACCTATAATATTTGGTGTGGAATGAAAGATAGATGTAACAATCCCAACAACTCTCATTATCATTCTTATGGTGCTAGAGGGATAAACGTGTGTGACAGATGGCTTAATAGTTTTATCAATTTTTTTGAAGACATGGGAGAATCCCCAACAAATCTTTCTCTTGATCGAATTGATAACGATAAAGGTTATTTTAAAGAAAATTGCAAATGGAGTGATAATTTTATTCAGCAGAGAAATACCAGAAAATCTATCAAAATAGGGACAATTAGAGGGAATTGGTGTCTTAAGAAACGTCTTTTTAATGAAGGAAAAGCCATCATTGAGTGTATCTTTTGCAAGAAAACTAAAATGCGAGCATTTGCAAATTTTAGACAAAATCGAATCGGAAAATGTGGATGCAGTATTTCTAAATAGCACGATGCCCTCTTGGTTTGAACCAGGGCATAAATGCATGAATACGAACAGGTCGATCTCTTCCTTCCGATTGAATACGAATACGATGTTGATACCCAGTTCCACCCGCATATACCCGTTTCCAGGCTTTCGATGAGGCATACGGTAATTCGGTTACGACACCGCCGCTGGTATAGATCCCGAAATCCGTAGTATCAACTCCAACAGTGAAACTATCTGCATCCACAACAGTGACCGTATATGGAACACCATTGGCCGCAGCCATTCCTTCTACATTATATAGATAAACGATATCACCATCACTAAGCCCATGTCCGGGAGACGATACTTGACCTGGATTGGCATTCGTGATGTTAGAAATTGATGCTCTTTCGACTAGATTAGGAAGAAGATTAATTTTCTTTTCTGCGTAGGGAGAGTTTTCATTATTTG